TTTAAAGAAAAAAGTTTTAAAAAAAATAATTTTTTTTATTTTTATTTTCAAAATTTCATAAAAATCTCGTCATTAGATTTAAATTAGACATAGTCTCTCTATAAAAAGTTCCAAAAAACATGGTGTTGCTTCGCGTGATTATGTAGGACCATAGAGGATGTCAACACAACTAGAAAAATCTCATGGATATTTTATCGGGTGGTATATCTCCACAAGACCAATTGTAAACGTAACAGTGATTATGACCATTACCCTTTAAGAACTTGGAACCACGAAGTGTACTAGGATTCAAACCAATATCCAAAGTATTGTACACGTCGAACCCAGCGTTACGCGCGAGCATGACCGCCGACTTGAGGTCACCACGACCCGTGTCGTAAAACATGTAGGCTTGATTTATATACATCTGTGTTTTGACCGACCTATATGGTACTGAGTAATAACTCGTGAAATGACCCTCTTCGTTTAGGTATGAATACACTATCTCACATTTGGGTAGAAGCCACCGACGCACGTACGACTCATCTATCACGGGTGCGATAGAATATTGGGACATATGTTTACGTAAGATTTCGGTAACCCTCGGTACATCACTATTGGTCATCAGCCAGTGTGTACACGATCCGTTGACGGCGTGAGGCCTTTCCCGTTCATCCGAAAATTTTGCCGCGTTGAGTTTACGGACGTTTATGAGTCTATGCCAATACGATGTCTTTGCGACGGGGGTGGGAAGTTCCGCCACGGCCGTGTATACCGCTTGCCATATACCAACCGCGTTAGCTCGTCGACGTATTTCGGATATGAGGAGTGGTGCGAGTCCTATATTTCGAATGGAGTCGTGAACACAGAGAAAGTTAATTTGTAAAACATCGAGGACTGTGTCGTGTATTTTATACTTGGTCGGCACACCAGATATGAAACCGACTAGTTTTCCACCAGACTTTGTTCGAAGACCCAAATTCCAATCGGGTTCCGTGGCCCATTCCACGAAATCCTTTGAATATTTGAACGAAAAGTGCTCGTCGCGTATGTAATGTGAAGACAAAAATTCGGATATTTCATTTATAGAACACGTCGACCATTCATAGTGTTTAGGTAATGTAACGGGTGTTTCGCTATGTGTCCTAGAGGAATCAATCTCACCCACGCCTTCACGGTGATCGCGCGGCATGGGTTGGGTATTCCAAAATTCATGAACCATTTGTATACTGGCGTATGTACCTTTTAAGTTGGCTTAAAGTTTTGGGTACACTTTAATTCAGAAATGTCGCTTGAACAAGATTACACCACCGTTCCCGGTCAGCTCTTTGCTTGCCTGTCCGTCGTTGGCCCGGAATGTCCCCAGAAGAATGATAAATTCGGTATTAAAATCCGGGGAGCTTTCAATTCCAGAGATGAAGCCGCGAGTCACGCGAAGCGTCTCCAAAAGGAAGACGCCACCTTTGATATTTATGTCGTGGACATGTACAAATGGTTGTTGATTCCACCGGACGCAACCGCTATAGAAGACGTCCATTACACGAACGAAAAATTAGAGGAGCTCATGTCGGGGTACAGAGAAAATCAACAAATGGCGGCCAAGATGTTCGCTGAACGTAAGAAAGATATGATGGAGAGCCCAAGTAACACGTACATTAAGCCGGGTGACGAGAATTCCAAATTTTACACGAAACCAGATGAACCACCTATCAGTCACCCAGCTGAGGTTTTGGAGCGTCTTAAGAAGGAAAAGCCGGACGCTGAGATGGAAGAACTCGTGAAGGAAGCCGATAAGATTGTCGCTGATGAAATCGAAGAGCGACGTAAGAAGCGTGAGGCTGAAGCTGAGGCCGAGAGCGTTGAGGCGAAGGCGACCGAAGGTGGTGAGGTCGAAAAAGGTGAAGAAGTGAACTCCGCGTAAATAAATAAATAAAAAAGATATAATGCTGATCGGTAGCCCCGATCACCATTATTGTATATATTCTGGTTAAGTGTGTGGACACAAAACACTTAAACGGAACACATTTTATCCTGGTCGAAGAATGACCGGTTGCATGGTCTTACCCATAAAAAATCCTAAAATGAAAGCCACGAATATGACTATGTACGCGGTTTTGTCGAGATTTGAAAAGATATCAATCTTTTCTTGATATTGCATTTGTGGAGGTGGTGGAGGTGGCGGAGGATAGTAATACATGGGTTCTTGTTCATGTTGGTCATCCTCAATTGGTTCTTCTTTTTCGAGTACATCCGGGGTATACTCGAGTGGATTTCCTATATCACTCTCCATTTATAAATTCGTGTTTTATTTTTTTAAGTACATTATTCCTCATCTTCATCATCCTCATCATCATCGACGATAAATCCAGCTAAATTACCATTTTCATCCGCATCCTCGTCATCATCCGACTCCGATTCAGATTCGGACTCTGAATCGTAATCATCTTCATCGAAATCAGAGTCATCGTCGTCTGTGTAATCATCTTCCACTTCTTCAAATATTTCGAGGCGCTCTGGGGGCTTGGAAACACGTCCGGAACGGGTTCTAATGCTAGACATTTATATTATGTAATCATTACATCTTTAAGTTATGCAACCTTTCTATTACTGTGTTCAATTTACTCATTATTTCTTCATTTTTGGAGTACATACCGAGCTCTTCTAGATTATGTATGGCCCGTTCCATGAGTTTCTGTGAAATGTCCACATGCCCCTTAAATTCTACCGCCATGTGTAGATTTGAACTGAATTCTCTGTAGAGTATCCCGTTTATGTGCGCGCATTCACGAACATCTCGCATGATTTCCTCGACAGGATCGGGCTTTACGTTTATTTTTGCTATTCTCGATGATACATAAATCATCGCCAGTAAAATAACCACCGCAAACATATTTATAATTTAGATGTTATCTTGTCTATAAGCCTGTGTTTCCTATTAGTGCATTTACAAACTTTTTGTATTTCATCTTTGAATATCGAAAAGTCTGACTGTGTGGAACACACCGGACACGTGTGATTCGTTTTCACGAGCTTCTTTTTACCTTTCATATTCTCTATAGCATGTATTTCCAGATTATCATCTTGAATCATGTATTTTTTGATATACGCTTTAAGGTCTTCGCGTACGTCGCATTTTGGTTTTTCGACAGGTTTTTTCTTTGGGAGTGGCTTGTATTTGGTGACTTGTAATTTTTCGACTATGTTTGGGGGTAATTGGTGTGCTCGCCCCGAGAAATCCTTACAAAAACCATAGAATCGACCTCTCATCGTTTCACAACGACAGAAACATTTTTGTTTTATGGTGTCCCCTAATATATGAAACCACACGTGATTTGACCCGTGATTCCTTTTCGTGTTTTCACAATACCTGGACGTCGTGGCGATGAGGTAACTATTCTTTTCTCGGTACATATTCTTTACACGGGCATTCGTTTGACCTTCCATATGTCTACGTATGAACGTTTCGAGTAAAGCACACGTTTCGGGGTCTTTGAGTTCGTCCTTCAACTGATTTGCGGTGAATGACCCTTCTTTCCTTTTCTGTGTACCTTCGATTATTCTGGGATCGGTACATTCTGTCCGAAGAGTCGCCATATTCATGAGTTCCACAGTTGGTTCCGGTGACACCTTTTGGAACATTGCAAGAGGTCCATGTTTGTACAAAAGTATAGGAAGGTACTCACTTTGTGTCTCCTTTCCTCTATCACATTCCGAACACCCCTTACCATTACACGCTTTATGTGTGACCCATTTGTGTGAAAATGGCATTCGAAACCCACTTCCACGCGTGTTTCGTTCACTACTCCCATACACGGACAAATCGACTATTTCGTTCCAGTCTTTTGATCCATAGGCTATGTTGAGTGTGTTTATGATGTGTTCTCTGAGAGCTAACGCCGACGATCTATTTACCGGAAAATCCGGCCAGTTTATGTGTACACCCGTTTTCATGAAATCATCCACCTTCTTTGGTTTTGAAACACACACGAGCGCATCCTTACCTCCATGTTTACTCACCCTGTCGCATATGACTTTACACACGCGGTTAATTTCTTCTACCGTGAGAACGTCGTCATCTTTGTAATCGAGGTCAACGAAAAAATTATATGCGTCGACTGTCTTTTGCTCTACGAGATATATCTTCTCGTTCGATTTGATGCACTCGACGTATTTTTCATAAAATTCAGTCAATCTATCAAATGGTACGGACAACACACCGCCGTCCATGAACACATGTGATGGATTGGGGTTCTTTTCAAAGAAGCCATGACTCTTGCACCACTCCTTGAACATACTTACCATTAGTTCGCGTAATTCTTTTAATCTTCTTCAAAACTTCTCCACATGGATTTCCTAAAAGATACATCCGGCTGTGTTGCTTCATCTTCTGTTAGTTTTTTCTTCAATACTAAAAGTTCATACACCTTATCTTCCTTGTGCTCTTCGATGTAATCATTCGCACGAGTTGGTGTGTATGAATGTCTATTGACGAGCAAATCGTGTATTTGCATTAAAATGTAGCTCTTCGACTTCATTATTTTATAGCAAAGGATTTTCTATTCAAAGATGTAACACACGCATAGAATTCTGGGTTTTCGAGAACGTTTTTAGTGATACGATCCCATTGCTTTTTCATCCTGAATTCCTGGAGTGTATCGAACGACATGAAATCATTTTCGTCGTGCGTACGCTTAATAGGTTGTTTTTGTATTTTTTTAGCTATCGTCTTTTGTTTTTCATCGTTGAACTTTTTAACGAGATCAACTTGTTCGGGTTTCGTGTAATTCACGAAAAACACAAAGACGTTATATTCCAACTCGACGGTTGGACTTTCTTTGACTATAAATTTAAATTCTGTATACTCGCCTTTCTTCAAAGAAACGACACCACGCGTTTCTTCTTCAAGTTCGCGAAGGGCGCACCGAATAGGATTGAAAATCTCTCTTCGGCGACACCCCCCGGTCACGAATATCCAGTCTTTAAAGCGCTTATCTCTCACCGTTAGGAATTTGGGTTTGTCGCTCGTAAATGTTACTGGTACCGCTATCGCTTTATATTTCTTCATTGCGCTGATCGCAAGTTATAATCCTCGGAGATGTTAATTTTCTTTGGACTCGGCAACATTATTGATCGGAACCTCTTCCTCCTCTTCATCATCGTGTTCTTGGATAACACGTTGTTGAGTGGGTGGTGGTGTGTGCGCTTGAACGATTTTATTACAGAAACCTTTGATACCTTCGATATCACTCTTAGCTTGTGTAAACTCTCTGTACATGTAAACGGTGGCCGCAATGCACAAAATAACAGCTACAATAGTCAGAGTCTCTCTATCGAACGAGATCATACTTTTGTGTAATAGAAACGTTGAATTTTTTTAAGTAGCTTCCTCCTGATTAATGGGGGAAATGAATTTTTCGAGTGTCCTGGATTTTGGGTCGTACGTGAGTACAAACACGAATCCTAGAAGAAATAAATACTTCCAAAGCATTTGATATTAGTGTCTAATTTAATTAGAGTACATCAAACCACCCATACCGTTCTCAATACGCATAATATTGTAGTTCACAGCGTACACGTCTTGTCCAGCGGTAAAGGTACCACCGGTGGAGACGAGGCGCGCCGAGTCGAGACGACTGAAATTGAGCGAACCAGTTGGCTGAAGCTTCGCGGTCTCGAGGCAGAATGGATACAAGAAGTAGTTACCCGCATCATCCTCAACGGACGAAGACGTCGTGTGGTAATACAAGGACGCCTCGGTGTAGTGTGGGACGGTTGGCTTGGAATCGGTAACATCGGTACCGTTGATTTGGAGCTTCATGGAACCGGTGGCAATACCGAGTTGAGTACCGTCAAATACATTGGACGACGCCAAGAGCTTGACTGGGTGGTTAAAGTTGAGCTCTTGCATGGCGTTACCCGACGCGATAGACTTTTGCGTTTGGGTGATGATCATGTTTTGTGGAGTACCCGCCAAAGTGGTGCGTTCATCGGTATCCAAGTAGATGTATTGCGCGTGGACTTCATAATCATTGACCAATGGGGTGTCCCAGGTAATACGCAATTCAACATCGTGGTACTGAAGCGCAATCAATGGGATCGCAGATTGCCAGTTTTCACAGAAAGAGAATCGAAGTGGGTAGATTCGAGTTTCGGAAGTAGAAGAGCGATCTGGACCCTTGCTCGTGTTTTGGGCGAGGATAGTTGGCGCGATGTATTGAGAAAAGTGAGACGTTTGTTCGTCGATGACCTGGCCACCGACCAACCACTCGACCTTCTTAATTCGGGAAGCCCATTCAGACTTGTTGAGAGGGGCTGGGGTGCGCTGCGTGATGTAGCAGTATCCGAGGAGATCCCCCTTGCGTTCGAAACGAACGGTGGAGATACCACCAGCAGCTGGAACGCCCTGGAGCACTTGGCGTTCTACGGTTTGGGCAAAATTTGTGTGACGTCGATAGTTAGATCTGAAAAAGCTGACTTCAGGCTGGCCGACGAGGTGGGCATCCTGGGCGCCGACGGCGACGAGTTGGGCAATACCACCAGACATTTTATATATATTGAGGTTATTTTTTTAAATGGATATCTTTACATGATGGTGCTACATCATGTAAAGATGGGATGCCCCCAGAGAGTATCGATCTCCCGTCTTGGACTTACTAAATCCATGTTCTGCCTTTGAACTATAGGGGCTTAAAAATGATATACACTTAGTATATATGGGTATAATATATCAGATATATTGCAAAAAAACGCAGATGTCTTATATAGGTAAAACTATTCAAAAACTTAAAACTAGAATTAAACAACACAGAGATAAAAGTAGTTATTGTAGATGTTTAAGTCTGGCGATAAAAGAAAATGGAATTTAGATAAATACTTTTTTAAATATGGAACAACATATTTAAAAAGGTATTCTCACCCACAGAGATTCGAACTCTGGTTGACCGGTTAACAGCCGGTATTCCTAACCACTAGAAGATAGGTGAATGGTCCGGCCTACCCGATTCGAACGGGTGACCCGCTGATAACAATTTTTACATTGCAAATTTAGTATTGTGTACTACAGTCAGCTGCTCTTCCATCTGAGCTAAGGCCGGATAAGCTCCTACCTGGACTCGAACCAGGGTTATTGGATTCAAAGTCCAAGGTGATGACCACTACACTATAAGAGCTTATATGAAGAAGGGATTATACCCCCACTTCATTAATAGTACTTTCTTTTTCTTTAACCTCCTTTGTATATTTAAAGTGATACATCACTAACGAAAACAATCCCGCAGATACATTCGTGATAGTCATAGGAACTACGTCATAATACACGGAATATACGAGTGCAAACGCACTCGCGAGAAGATTAAGATGTAAAAAGGAGTAATTTATAGCTTTCGCGTCCTGATTACGATACACGTGTATGACTTCTGGGATAAACATGAGTGTTATGAGTATTGAACTCGCAAACCCCAATATATCTACAACATTCATTTTGACTTCTTTAATTCATCAATTTCTGATTTAAGCTCCTTTATAGCTTCAATGAGAAGACCGACCATATTACCATAGGCTACCGAATACACCGTTTCTTCAGAACCATGTACAACCTCTGGAAGGACTTTAATGACTTCCTGTGCGATAACACCCGTGTGTTTCCTTTCATCTCCCGTGTCCGTTCGCTTGTATGTATACCCACTCACCAAGCACACCTTTTCGAGTGCGTTATCAATTTTAGATATATCGGTCTTTATCCTTTTATCTGAGTATGCCGTTACGTTACCACTTGCCGTGAGGTTATAACTGCTATCAAGTTTCATAGCGAGTGCACCACCACTACCCGCGTCATTGGTATCATTATCGTGGGATCCTCCTTTAAACCACGCGAACCCACCAGCAGTTCTATAATATTGAGTAGAATTCTGTACGCCTATGCCGTATGAGGTACTCCATAAATTTATCATTTGACGCACAGAACTACCAAAGCTCACTGTACCACTGAAGTCCCCATCCGAGGTGTCTATGGGTCGGGTGATGTCACCAGCAGTAATCTTACTCGCGTTCAAGTTGGGGATACGATCGGTACCAAATGATCCAGCAGTAATCTTACTCGCGTTCAAGCTGGGGATATCACTCGCACTCAAACTCAGTCTAGCAGAACTAACAGTTCCGGACACCAAGTTAGATGCATTCAAACTCGAGAGAGCTTCTCCATTCGCGTCGATCACCCCCGCACTAAAATCTCCACTCGCGTCTCTTACGACAATAGCACTGCCAGTGTTACCGCTATCCGCTGTAATCGTAGCAGAGTTTGCGAGACCGAGGGATGCTCTCATACCAGCGGCTGTATTTTTTCGTACAATATCATCATCTGAAGAATAAAATATGGTGTCGCTGGTTCTCGCAGTCGCATTATGCGACAAAGCTAGGTTCGTTGAATTAAGTTTAGTAGCCCATACACCACCGTTGCCGTCTCGTGACACAATCGAATGATTAGTAACGGTGGTCGATACCGCGTTACCGGACAAAAATTCTGCGTGTACGCTATCTATCTTCATCTGTAATGTAGATATATTTTATTATCATTCATCTGGCCACGTCATATTGTGTTTAATTAACGAGACCATTCCTTCTAGTTCCGCGATTCGACTCTCAAGTGCGTCGTTTCGCACTTTCTCGACTTGGAGTTGTCTGTCCACCTCTTGAAGGGCCGCGGTGGCGACGGTGAATATAGATTCCTTTTTGAGGAAGAGGAAATCATCCACTAGTTCGCCGTGTATGTATAGACGAGTATCATCTTCATGTAACATCTCGGTGAGATCTTCTTCGACTCTGATTGAATGTTCGTCTATTATTTCTGAAATCGTAAGGTCTTTGTTTTCACCTTTGAATAATTGTGCCTGAATAATTGTCGTATTACTCAATAAATCATTAGTGTTAAAATTTGTAAATGTGACCACATTTGACTGTGTCACGTTTACCATTTCACGTATTGATGGTAGGTATTCTGACAAAGTTTTAGTTGCGTATGGGAGAACTTCCTGTACTTGTTGGGCGATAAATCCATAGACCACATCACTCCCCATTTTTTCTTCGTCTATGTATTTATACGTTTTTGGTTGTATCAACCGCAACGTCTCCAAAGCGGACGCATCATTGATGTCCGAAATTTCCTTTTTGATACGTTCATCACTTGTATTGAGTGAACCATTGTGTGCCACAAATGAATCGGTGGAGCGTACATGACCACCCTCGAATGATGCGCATAGCGCACCCCAAGTACCATTCCCCCCCGAGCTATGACTGTAATTCAAATACCTAAAATTCCCCCAGTTTAGGGAAGCACCCGTACCATAGACGTGTAAAGGAACGTGTGGAGTCGACGTTCCGACACCGCAGCGGTAATTTGTGGCCATTACACCGTTATCGCACCAAAGGCTTTTACCGTTATATACTCTCACCCACGTACTATCGCTCATGTACCAACCACCACCATGACTTTCCCAGTATATGCCATTATTTCCATTTACGCGGAACCAGTCACCTCTTACGTGAACTCCATTATCCGCGTAGTGTCGTCCATCAGTTTCGAGAGCCCCATAGATATGACATTTTTTATTATTATCCATCCTAAGAGACCAAGCGCGGCTACTATTTAGAAATCCAATTTCATTACCCGTGGTCCAGTGGATATATCCACGCACCGTGGCATTACCAACAGTTCCAGCTATTCCACCGTTACCGGCCCCGGTTCTTAAATACATGTCGGCTCTATCCTTGGGGTAAATGTGCCAACCGTTACCATTTGAGGAAGTTTCCCAATAATGTCCACTGTTCCCCCTCGTACGAATCCAATTTTGACAATATACTTCGGTTCCAGCGTCGACATAACCCGTACACTTAATATTTCCACTTGATCCATTAAGACCAATACGAGCATCCCCATCAGCCGCAACATACATACCCCATCCACCCGTGAGTATTGAATTAAAGTTACCATGACTGTAACCTATACCGTACATATCACCGAGGGATGTGTCGGATGGCATATAACTCGACCCTATCGTATATATAGGGTTTGTCTTGTAACTATTAGCACCAACATTATTATAAGATCCTACCATGTAACCATTACTATGTGATGTTCGTGTAATGTTTGAACCACTTCCATACGCCCCAATGTGTGACCTCACAGCACCCATATCAGTGCAAAAGCGTATGTAATTATCCGTTGTGCTAATCCTGTATGCTATGCCACCTGAGATAGTAGACTGGTTTTGATAATTGGGTCGAACTAATCGGCAGTATATATCACCGCTAGCATCTCTTGCGACAATCTTAGACGCTGTCGCCGCCTCAGTCGCATCCACATCAAACGTTCGCGCGGTACTCCCGTTAAACGCCGAACCAGACAGGTATGAGCCGGCTGTGAGCGAATTGTTCACTTGAGACGCCGTCGCCGAGTTCCCCGAACAGGCACTGGCCGTCGCCGCATTCCCAGTAATACTGATCCCCCACGTGCCAGAGGCATCATCACCCGTTCTCGTTGGGACGTTCAGGGACGCTCTGAAACCGGATGCATTATTTTTTCGTATGATATCGTCGACTGAAGAATAAAATACGCTGTCGGTGGTTCTCGCAGACGTTGGCACGGTATGCGTCAATTCCATGTTCACCGATTTAAATTTATTGGCGTGTACGTCACCACTTCCGTCCCGCGATACAACCGAATGAGTACTAACGGTAGAAGATACCGCGTTACCGGACAAAAATTCTGTGTGTACACTGTCTATCTTCATCTGTAATGTAGCTATATTTTATTACTCATTATTATTCGATGGATGTCACGTCATGATAATGAGAATGAGAATGTATTTAAATCATTCGTCTAAATTTAAATTTGTAATCAACATTTTCGCCGGTGCCCGATCTATCAAAATCTCTTCGTATTTGTAATTTTAGCACACCACTTGATTCTCGTAATACTCGCAAATATATGTGATTATCCTCCGTTGAATGTCCGGCCGCGTGAAGTATGATTTCACTGGCGTCTGTATCATTCGTAGCTCCCGAAAACCAAGACATGAACCCCGTATAATATTCCTCGTAGTTTCTATTATTACCAGTTGCGGAATCCGTGTGATCATCAATTTGAACCATGTACGAACCCGTAGCTAAATTAGTTCCCGATATACCCGTATCCATCCAAGATGTAGTAACTGCAAGATTCCTAGTAATTGATTTTATTTGGTCGATATTCGTACCATCTGTCGTGACCAGACCCCTGTGCTGTACGGAACCATCAACATCCAATTTCTGAGCTGGAGACGTACTTCCGATGCCGACGTTGCCATTAGAACCCTGTATCTTCATATAACTTGTAGAGTTGTACATCGACGTAAAATTAATATCAGCCCTGCTATCAGCTGTCGCCGCAGTTCCACTTTGAAAATACAATTGACCACCGGAATCATATAATCTATGATAACCAGAGGTAGATGATAGTACTATTCCACTATCGGTATTATTTGCGTCGTGTACATGAAGTTCCAAATCTGGACTCGTCGTTCCGATACCAACCTTTGAATTAACCGTATCCACCACAAAATCATCGGTGTTTACGATTAAATCATTGTCCACGGTGACGTTACCCGCTATCAAGTTACTGTTCGTCGTGACCACAGTCACATTGTCTCCGACCAAGTTACTGTTCGTCGTCACCACAGTCACATTGTCTCCGACCAAGTTACTATTCGTCGTCACCACAGTCACATTGTCTCCGACCAAGTTACTATTCGTCGTCACCGCAGTCACGTTGTCTCCGACCAAATTACTGTTCGTCGTGACCACAGTCACGTTGTCTCCAACCAAATTACTGTTCGTCGTCACTACAGTCACGTTGTCTCCGACCAAATTACTCCTCGTCGTCACCACAGTCACGTTGTCTCCAACCAAATTACTGTTCGTCGTCACCACAGTCACGTTGTCTCCGACCAAGTTACTGTTCGCCGTGACCACAGTCACGTTGTCTCCGACCAAATTACTGTTCGTCGTGGTCGCAGTCACAGTGACCGAATTCACATTATCCGCTATCAAATTACTCCTCGTCGTTACCGCAGTTATGTTGTCTCCGACCAAATTACTGTTAGTCGTGATGGCGTTGATAACTGTCACGTTCATACCCGCTGTGGCGTTGGATAAGGTCAATGTTCTGTCGGAAGAGAATGCTATCTGCCCGGCTTGTGGATTGACTTCGGAAACCGTTTGGAGTTGTGGCGTTGGGGTAGACTGAGACCCACCAGATAAAATGAAATCGGATGCGACGATGGTACCGGTAAGCGTGATTTCGTCACCGGTAAATTTAGTAGCGTGTACGTTACCACTCGTATAAAACGTATTTGAACCCAGTTCATCTATTTGAACATTGGCGCCTATGTCTAATGTGTGAATAGGCGCGGTGTTCAAAATACCGACATTTGATGTAAAGTTTACAAAATCAGTCGATTTTGCGTTTACATGATTAATAATGACTTCGTCGGTATCGATAGTTCCAGATACGGTTATATTCGACGACTTAAAATGTTCGGAATATACATTTCCACTCGTATAAAATGTATTTGAACCATATTCATCTATCTGAACGTTGGCACCTATATCCAATGTATGAATGGGTGCGGTGTTTAGTACTCCAACGTT